CTGCAAGTCAAAGGGCAGGTCGTCCTGAGCGGATACGAAAATCCAATCTACAAGAGACTCGAAGAGAGCGGCTGGGAAAAACTGTCGAGGACAACATCGTGTCGCGCTGCTGGACGTGTGCGTGGATCGAAGATACGCGGACCAGGTTCCGCAAAGAAGCACGTTCCGCGTGTCGAAGTGTTGTGGATCAAGAGGCACGCCAACAGTTCCAAAACCACATCGCTTGGCGATACCGATAAATCTGCCGATTATGTTCGGCTTCCAATCTGATGGATTTTCAGGATTTCATTGCATATCTAACGCGACTCCTTGGCCGTGGCGAGTCTATATGGTACATGGCCGCCAGAATCGCACGGGACATCGAAAGGATGAAGATCGACGAGCCGGTCAGGATGATCGTGGAAGCCGACAAAATAACACTCGCCTATTACGATGTTTACATGCACCACACGTTCGTGATTCATGAGACGGGGATCGAAGTCAGTAACGGTTTCCGCAGCTACCTTTTCAACTAGGAGGACATTGTGAGTCTCGAAGAACTTCTAAGGGACGACGATCAGACGCCGCAAAACGGAGAGACAAAAGAACCTGAGGACGCTCAGGAACCTGCCGAGGACCAAGCCCAAGACACAGGTGGTCAGCCGACAGAGAGTGGCGACGAAGGCTGTCAATCCGAAGAGTGTCAAACGGCGCTGATCAATTTCATCAAGCAGGAGTTTGGCGAGGACCTGTCACATTACAAGAACGACGTTGAGGCCATCAAGGGCCTTCTCAACGCAAAGAAGTTGGTTGGCAAGCGGGAGAGTGATGCCCGCGTCATGCAGATTCTCAGGGCACAGTACGGCGACGATTTTATCGAACAACTGCTTGCCGGGAATCCTCCTGAACAAGTCATGTCGAAGAAGAAAAGCGAACCGTCTCCCAGCGATGATGAGCTTGAATGGGACGATTCTTGGCTGGCAATGGTGACACGGAACGAAAACGGAGAGCTTGTTCCGCTACCTGGTGCGCCAAAAGACATTCCCGATAAGATTCTGAGATTTCTCCGTCACAGGGAGTCAACGGTCAATGCCTTTGCAAAGAACCCCAGAAAGTTTATTGAGAGTGTTGTCTCAGATGCGATCATCTCAAAAGTCGATCAACTCATCGACGCCAAGCTCAACCAAACAGTCAGCGCAGCCGCAGAACAAGCAGCCGTCTCAGAGTGGGCGGCGGCGAACAGGGCGTTGCTGTTCAAAGAGGGGGACCCGAACGGAGAATTGACACCGCTTGCCGAAGAGGTGATTGCCCGTGCCGATCAATTGATGGCCGACGGCATTACATCGCCGTCGAGGGCGTTGATGCGTGCATGGGAATCCGTTTCATCTCGACTGGAAAAGCCGAAGTCTCCGTTGCCGCCACCGCCCGGTTCGATGCACGCACCGCAGAAGGCGGGCAGCAAGAAGAAGCAAACACTCGAGGATTTGATTGATAAAGGTTACAGCTTATCTGAAGCGTACAGGATGCTGAAGGACATGGAATAGTTTGTTCCAGGTGAGGCAGGGCCTCTACGACCCGTTTGGGTCCGATGTCGGGTTCGACTCCCGAACCTGGATATGCAGTCGGGTGGCGGCGGGATTGACCACGGATACCCGCGAATGATTCATCTCGTCTTACGGCCCGAAGGGTCAATCCCTACCCGACTCTCTTGCCGCCGGAGATGCCGCTGATCGGTTTGGTGACAATCACTGGCCAGTTCAGCGAGAGGAGTCTGACTATGGCAGCAATTGCAGGAACACCGCGTGTAACCGCGGTAGCAATCAACAAGTACATCAAAAAGCTGACCGAGCCTATCATGACCAACGCTCGGTTGCTTGGTGTACTCCAGGCGAAGAAAAGGATCACGTTCAACCACGACGAGAGTCAGATCAGGTGGCGGATTCGGTACAAACGGAACGAACCCCAGGTTAGCATGGGGTACCCGATCAACGTGACGTTTGAAATGCCGAACCGGATCACCGAGGCGACGCTTCCGTGGCGGTCATACGTGCTCGGCGAAGCGATTCCCAAGCTGGAAAAGCTGATCGGGCGGCGTGACGACACGGCGTTTCCACGTCTCGTTGACAACATTGTCAAATGGGCGATGGAAGACTTCCAGTACTACTTCCAGAAGGCTCTCTACGCAGACGGGGAAGCGGGGACGTATGCCCTGCACGGTCTGGAGTCCATGTTCAGCTATTCCGGCCTGTTGTCCAGTGGAAAGGTCGGCGCTCCGAACGACAGCTACGCTGGTATCTCGACGGCTCTTGGTGGCATTGGCGGTACATGGTCTGGTGTCTGGCCTGCCGGTTCTGGCGATCCCGAATACTGTGCATGGTCGCCACTGATCGTTGACTACACGAACTCGGCATTCACGCCAACTGGCGTTACCACGGCAACATGGGAAACCAACTGGCGTCGTGCCACGCGGTTTGCCAGGGCGTGGTTGCAGGGTCTCCAGGGCACCGATCCTGATGTGATGATCATGCACCCCGACATGGAGCGTGCTGCGCGCGATGCGACGGACTCGATGTCGCAACTTGAAGTCACGGTCAAGAGTCCGATTGTCGATCTCGGCATCAAGACGGTGCAATTTGAAGGTCTGGAGCTGGTTTCCGACCCATTTGCAACGTCGTCTGTTGCGTATCTGCTGAATACGCAGAAGATGGAACTGATGTCCATGCAGAGCCAGCTCGTCGAGGTCCACAAGGACACCGACCCGTATGCAACAGACACGTTCATGTTTGACTTCTTCGGCAATATGCGGTTCGAGTCTCCAGCATACTTCGCGAAACTCGTTAAGATTAGCTGACAGTTGAAATAGGAGATGATATATGAAGAAAGAGTATCCACAACTGCCGTTTCCTCGTGGAACGACCTACAAGCAGGGCGTATCTGGAATTACGCCCGACTCGTCGTTCGGTGCGGGGCTTGAGGGCCAGGTCTATGAGGTCTGGGATGACACCTATGACTGCCCGATCAAGCTTCGTGTTGTTCGCAACTCGACTGGCGACGACTTGACGCTTAGCCGAATCTGCGTCGGATTCTACTCGGCCACGTCTGGGTACACGAAGCTTGGCACCGACGCCATTGGCATGGCTGCTGATGGCGATTACGCCAAGCCGATTGACTACGTGTACGATGGCGACGTTACGGCAGAGGAGAACGACCTGTTCTACGTGATCGACGAGGGGCCAGCCCTTGTCAGCAAGACCACGGGCACTGGTACTGGCTTGACTGCAGGTGCGGCGGCCTACGCGGGTTCCGCGACTGGAAAGATCGCCGGAACGGTCAGCACCGGCAAGCCGGTTGGTGTCGTTGCGAGTACGGCTTCGACCAGTGACACCGAAGTTCGCTTGTATGTCTTAGGTGGATTCAGAGTTGGCTGATCCGTCATGGCTGCGGGGGCACGCTGGTGGTTCGTCCGCTGGCGTGCCCGTTTTCAAATGTCGTCGAGAGAAATACCATACACAACCGAGATTTACGAACCACTGAAGGCGGTTGCTCCATTTCACAGCAGCCGGTCAAAGTGGAGGATTGTCGTCGGATCGAACCGGTCAGGGAAGACGCTCTGTGCCGCAGTTGAACTTGCCCGTGCCGTCACAGGGACTGATCCGTACAAAAAGTACAGACCGTCTGACGGCGTCGCCGTTGTCCTTGGCCTCGACTACAACCACATCGGAATGCTGTGGCGAAAACTCTATCTGCCCGGCGCCATTAAGATTCTCTACGATGACAGAACCAAGAGGTGGCGACCACTCAAATACGACAGATCAAACGACCGGATAACGATTTCCAAGCGTGACATAGAAATGCGGAAAAAATGGCGTGATGCACCGCCACTTATTCCGCCAGAAGATATTGCCAAAATAGCATGGTACAACCAGTCGCTGCTTCAGCCATTCATGGTTCGCATGAAGAATGGGTGGCAGATTATCTTTATCAGTTCCCGATCATCGCCCAAGCAGGGTGAACATTTTGATCTTGTCTGGATTGACGAGCAGATTCAGAATCCGGCGCATCTATGGGAACTGAGCCGTGCCATTGTGGACGTTGATCCGATGTATCCGGCGTATGGCATCTGGTCAGCGTCCGGTCAGAAGCAGAATACTCTTCTCTATGATCTTGTCCAGAAGACCGATAGAAAACTCGTTTCGGTCTTCAATATGTCAATTCGTGATAATCCGTTCGTTACCGAAGATGAGCTAAATCGGTTCGCGGCAATGCTCCCAGAGTACGAACGGCAGATCAGAATCGAAGGCAAGTTTGCTGTTGAACTCTGGCAGATTTATCACGACTTCGATCCAGAAAAGCACATCGTCCAGCCATTCAACATTCCGGTCGAATGGACACGCTACATTGCCGTTGATCCTGGCAATACGACATGTGCAACGGCCTTTGTTGCCGTCGATCCGCGCAATAACATCTACGTGTATGACGTCAATGTGCTCCATCAATCCACGGCATCCATGTGGGCTGACATGCTGGCCAGTCGGCAGGACGCAAACATGTTCGAGGCGTGGATTATCGACAAGCGTGCCGGTCGTACGAAGGGCATCGGACAGAAGCAGACCGTTGCCGAGGTTTACATGCAGGAAGCCGTTGCGCGGAATCTGCGACCGCGAGTCTTCGGCTCGATGGGCGGCTTTGTGCCTGGATGCGATGTGCCAGAGCTGAGGATCGAGATCATGCATCGCTACTTTAGCGGCGATGGCAGCAATAAACCTTTTATCCGATTCTTTCCACATTGTCAAGAACTTTTCAATCAATTTACAACTGCTCAGTACGACGAGAGGCGACCAGGAAAGCGCATCAAGGGGACATTTGATCTGCTCGATGCCGTGGAATACATTGCGGCCTATGAGCCGAAATATGTTGAGAGAGTTATCCAGCCACGTTACGCTGTTGAACCGGTTATGAGGAGCTATTTTGAAAGGCACAAGAGACATGGCAATGTCGGCAACACAATCTCTTTCGGATAGTGTGTACACCGAGATCAGGCCTGGCGATTACATTCTCGTCACATTCTCTCCCGGCATGGAACAGTGGCACATGGGGGTCGTGCTCAGCACGGGGCGTGACTCTATTGATGCCCACGTCTTTGTTGGTAACGTGTCGCGCAGAATGAGTGGACTCTGGCACGTCAGCGATGAGCGTGTTCGGAATGGCGATCCTTCTGTTTACTTCCGTGGTGTATTCAAGGTTATCCCTAATCGTGCGGACACCATGATTCGTGATCTTCAGAGAAAGGTCGAATCACTCATGGAAGACGTTCGCGTCCTTGAATCCGAGGTCAATCGCATTAAGGCAGTACGGCGAGAACCATCGAAATGAACTGGCTGCGCGAAATCACAGAACTGTGGCGGAAACGGATTAGCGAGGCTCGCGAAGCCAAGAAGGAACAGTTCGACTCGGACGCCGATGTCCTGTGGAACTTCCTGACGCGCTCCTATGAGGACCTGTATATACCGAGTGCGACAACTGTTACGGAAGACACAACGACAATTGGCGTTTATGCCACATCCGGGCCGTACTATAAGCCACGCATCAACAAGTGCCAGGAGTTCGTTGATCTGTATCTGCCCTACGTTCTGGCACGGAATCCCCAGCGTCGAGTATCGCTCAGACGACCGCAATTCAATGAGGAAGTGTTGCGAATGGCGTCACAGGCCACGATGATGCCGTATTCGCAGCACGACAAGTCAGTGCGTGTTGTTCTCGAAACGGCGGCCCAGCTCTTGGAATGGTGGATTCAGTACTGTGCCGAGGAGTACTACATACTTCGCGAGGCCCGGCTGGCTGTTACTGAGGCCCTGGTCAAGGGGCGTGGCGTCCTCTGGCATGGCCTTATTTCGACGGCATCCGGCCTGATGCCAGCGTCGTTTTACGAGAGTGTTGATAATATTTTCATCGACCCGCAGGCGATTACGATCCGCG